TCCTTGACAATTAGCCAAAATCCCATATGTATGGGCTTGTATGAATAAACATACCATATATATAGGAGAAAGAAATGACCGACATTAAAAAGTATAAATCTGTCGCGATCAGCATTGACACTTATAAACGAGCCAAGCCTATAGCGGAACAAAACTATATGTCCATGGCCTCTTTTATACGTTACTTAGTTGATAAAGAAGAAGATAAATCAACGCTAAAAAACGGAGATGATAAACATGTCAGACAATAAGGATAGAATAATTAAATCAGCGCTGTACACAGCAGTTTTAAATAAACTTACCGGAGAGTTATCTGAACTTGAAGCTAAAGAAGTTCTTTTAACAAACGTACCTACTTACATTACGAGTAAAGATTTTGATCACGCCGATCATATCGAAGAGTTAAAAAATATTATATTAGAAAAAGTGCATGTTAGAGATGCTATTAAAGATATAAAAGCAATCTACTTTACACAACCAATAGCTCAAGGTCATGTTAAAGATGAAAAAAAAGCTGATAGTTAGTGCAGTAAGAAAAATTAACGATAAAGTTATTGTGTCCTACACAGACGGCACTATGAAAGAATTTACTGTCAACGAATGGTTATATTCTTACGGCGAAGGTCGTCGTCTGTGGGAGCAACACGAAAGAGAATTTAAAAACCCGGAGAATTTTGATGGCTGAAGAACAGATATCTTTTGATATATACCAACCTTTTGGGCCAAGTGTCCTCAAAACAAAGCTACCTCAACTGTATGTCGATGCTTTAAACAAGCAATCTGATGATATATTGAATGATGAGGAGAAGAGTAAAGAGAGAGATTGGAGCCATAACCTTGCCGGGAACGTCAAAAAAGAGATTAGTATAGACCATATGGCAATCAATGGTCTACCAGAATTTCTTGCAACCATATCGCAAGAATACACAAAGCGCGTGTTACCCGAATTTCTCCCCGAGGGTACACAGATCGCGTTTCGTGTGTGGACAGTTAGTCAGTGGGCTGGCGATTTTAATCCGATGCATATTCACGATTCGAATTTATCGGGTGTTTGTTTTCTAAAAATTCCTCCTGAGTTTGATAAAGAATACGACAAAGAAGATCATCATCCTACTGCCGGCTGTCTTGAGTTTATTGGGTCTATTCCCAACCATTTCGCACGACATAGTTTTTTAGTGAAACCAGAGGTAGGTGATTTTTACATCTTCCCTAGTTGGCTAGTACATCAAGTCTACCCCTTCAGAAGCGAAGGAGAGAGACGTTCTATGGCATTTAATGTACATTTTACCATGGATAAAGCAGTGAAAGGTCTTAATGTCTGAAGAAACAAAATACGATAAGCAAGCGAAAAACTTACGCTACCGATTTGATAAAGAGGGATTTAAACGTGCTAGGTGGGAACAAATAGACCGTAAAGAAAAAGACTATTGGCGTGGTCGGGTACAGCAGTGGAACCAAGATAGAGTTATGCCGAACATGCAATACAGTCCTCATCCTCATCATAGTTCGTAGTATATTGAACGGTAGGCTTTACAGGTTCTTCCGCGCATTCACATAATTTTTTTGATTCTAATTCTTCTACTCTGCCTTGTAAATACACAATAACATCCTTTAATTCTTCTACCGTCATATTGTTCCTTTTGTTTTGGGGGTAAGCTTCCAGTTATACACCTAAAGCATATAGGAAATCAACATCTTTTATTTTTGGGATATTTTGTCACCAATCGCATAAACCATTAGAGCTATGAGAGCCAATAAGACAATGATGATGACCAATCCTGTGAGTATAAGTAGCTTCATTTCTTTTTTTTCCTTTTAAACAGCTTCATCCAGTCCAATCGGGGACCAAAATAGATCGCCTTGTACTTGTTACCAAGGTAATCGTAGTCCCAATACCACTGCCAGACGTACTTAGTCAATGCCCGCCATCTCCGCACTCATTGCCTCTGCTCTGTTTTTTGTTTGTTTTGCCCACCGTGAGTCTAGCATTTCCATCGCCGCGGTAGTATAGTCTAACCCGGACAATGCTTTCCACATGTTCTTGAACTTAGAGACACCTGTCTTACCAAGTTGAAACACCATTTCTATGATGATTTCTTCTGCTACCTCGTCCATATCCATGCAACCATGCTCTGCTATTAGTTGTTTTGCACTTTTTATAGCTGATTCTAGATCGTGTTCTAGTATGGTCATGAGAAACTTTTCTTCGTACTCTTTGTCATCTTCCCAGAAATCTTCGACGCATAAATGACCGACGCCCACGGTTCTCTTACCTAGGGTATCGAGATATACTTTGTTTCTGTAGCCTTCGTGTTTTTTCACGCTCGCTAGTAATCTATCCATGTTCATTTTGTTTCTCCTTATAATCTGCTTTGAGATACGTTATTGTTTGCACCCACCCGGTTGGTATGGTGATGTGACGCCCGCCTTCTTTGTCGCCGTCAAATTCTGAATAGTCTGCCATAATAATTATTTTTGTTTCGTCTTTATACATCAGCCACCCGGTAGAGTGGCAAATGGCTAATCGTTCTTTTTGTATGTCTTCAATAGAATGCCACCCAGTTTGTCCGTCTTTGGCATCGAGCCACGTAACAAGGACCACGGGTTTATTCATTGTTGTACTTATTTCCTTTTTGCACATTTTCTCTAGGTTTTAAATATTGCAGATTATTTTCAACATGAAAACCACAAACATTTTTACCTCGCAGAGGCACTACATGATCTACGTGATAACCGTTAGGGCATTGAGTATATATATTTTTTATTTGTTGTAAGTTGGCCCAAGCGGGGGTAGCTTGTAAAATCCTTGCCCTTCTTTTAGCTTGAATAGCTCTAAAAATACCCCTGTTATTTTCTCTGTATTTTTTAGCATGAATTTTTACTTTTTCTTTATTTTTTTCCCTATATTCTTTGTTATGAGCATTTATTTTTTCCTTATTAGCTTTGTAATAAGCTTTTTGTTTAGTTCTGTGATATTCTTTATTAGCTTTGTAATGTTCTTTACTATAAAACAATACTTCTTCTCGATGCTTTTCCCTATATTTTTTATTGTAACCTTTTAATTTGTCTGGATTATTTTTTCTCTTTTCTCTTTGAATATCATTTAATCTTTCTCTATTAGCTTCTCGATAAGCTTTTTGATAAACCTTTTGATAATCTAATCTTGACTTACACGCATCACATAGTTTTTCTTTGTTCATTGTGATTCAATCCACTTTCTTGCTTGATCAAAAGGCTTTGCTAGTCTCTTTCGTTCTTGCGCTACTCGTTTCCACATACATTTAGCGCAAGAATAAAACATATCATGTTCGATGATCACGGCTTTTTCCTTTTTACAGGTGTCACACAATTTATCCTTGCTCATATCTGATACACTACCTCATCGTCTCCAAGCTCTCTCATCTTCACTTTATATGCTTTTAAAAAGTGTTTTAACGGCATATCAGAGTTCTTTAAGTGTGCTATGTGTAGGTTCTTATCATAGCTGTAGATGACAAATGCTTTCTCATAGCAGTTATCTAAGAAACTATCTTGTCTATTTTCTTGTTCGTTTATGACCCAATCTTTAAATGCACTCATACTGATCTATTCTCCGCTTCTTGTTTATCTCTGAACTGCCAACATTCTTGTTCAACTTCTTTTTTTAATTTTCTAACCTCTAGTTCTAAGTCTTTAATTGTTCCTAGAACAGCAAGTAAATCATGTGCTATATCAAATTTAGTTTTCATTCTTTCTCCTAGTTGTTTCTTTCAAACACGGCATTAGCGCCGATGTTGTGAAATATTTCTTGCTTGAACTCTTCGAGTTCTGCTCGTAAGTGTTTGTTGTCCGTCTCTAGTATTCCTAGTGCTATATCAAATTTAGTTTTCATTCTTTCTCCTAGTTGTTTCGTTCAAACACCGCATTAGCGCCGATGTTGTGAAATATTTCTTGCTTGAACTCTTCTAGTTCTGCTCGTAAGTGTTTGTTGTCCACCTCTAATATTCCTACTAGTCTGTCTGCTATGTAGAATATATCTACTCTGTTATCTGGTAAGTTATCTTCCATGTTTTCCTTTCTACGTTTCTAAATACAGAGGAGTATATTCCCCCATATAAGAACCGGCAATGTTAAAGTCGAAATACTCGACTGCTTCCTCATAAGACATCTCACTACGTCCCATAAGTAATTCTAAAATTAGTTCCGTGTCGTACACGACGCGTGTTCTTTCTCCGTCCCATACTACTCCCGCTATTGCTTCGTCGAAACCCTCTGCAAATAAGATGTTCGGCTCGTCGTCGCCATAGAGATCGGTTATATCTGCTCGGTTCATGGATATCTAATACCATGTTTTTGGGACGCGGACAATGGACAAATTGTCTCACTTGAAATTCTCCTTTATTCCCGTGCATTGGTCACAGGTACACTGATCAAATTCTTCTGGCATGAGAAATATAGTGTCCTGTAAATCATCATTATCACAAAAAGCACAAACTTTGTCCTCGTGATCTGACCGTAAAAAACGACCGTCACAACGTAAACATTCGACCACTTGATGGGGGTCTTCACAAAGTATCTTATTCATCTCTTTATCATCCATTCACCGTCATCATCATAGATCAAACCACTACCACTTAGTTCTTCGATTTGACATGAATGACATACGTAATTATCCTCAACGTCACAATTATCGCAGTTATCTGTTGCTTTGAGATAACTCCAATCATAGTAGTCATAACCTTTTAGTTTCTTACCCCAATGATAGATGTCCATTATTCATACCTCTCGTATCTTTTGATGAGTATATTT